ATTTATTTACAGCCAACCAAGTCTATTGAATTTATTTCACTTGATTTTGTTGTAACTAATTCAATTGATTAATATATAAATATATAAAGAATTTTAGGAGAATATAAAATGGCAGAGACACTTTCAGTTACTGAAATGATTCCGAATAAGTTTGAGCCAAAAAGAAAGAATCGCTGGATTTTCGCAATTGAGGGTATTGATGCCTTTATCCTTAAAACTGCTGCTCGTCCTTCTTTTACAATTGCCGAACAAGAGATTAACTTTATTAATGCTAAGCGTTACATTGCAGGTAAAATGACATTTGACACATTGTCAGTTACATTGCATGATCCAATTGCACCTAGCGGAGCTCAACAAGTTATGGAATGGATTCGTACACATTATGAATCAGTTAGTGGTAGAGCAGGTTATGCAGATTTCTATAAGCGAGATTGCCAGCTTAAGATGCTTGATCCAGTTGGAACTGTTGTAGAATTATGGGATATCAAAGGCGCATTTTTAACTAATGCAAACTTTGGAGATCTTTCTTATGATGGCGAAGAGCCAGCAGACATCTCTTTGACACTTAGATTTGATAACTGTGTACTACAATATTAATATTTAACATCTTGTTTTTATGTGCGTTTAATAAATATAAATGTACGGTATACGAAATAGGATGTTAAATGTCAAATATAATTAATGGTCAGATTAGCGCAAACATAAGAACACCTTTAACATTTAAGGAAGAAAAATTTGTTTCGCTAACAGACGAAACACTATGCTTAATAGGCACTGCTCAAAAAGGCCCAGCATTTGTGCCTCAACAGGTAACTTCTTTTAGCAGAAATGATAATATACTAAATACTTGGGAAAATATTTTTGGAGACTATTCAGATCAAAGTACACAATTTGGCCCTATTTCTGCAAGAGTTTGGCTTGAAAGTGGAAAAACTCAACTAAGCTATACAAGAGTTTTAGGCCCAGAAAACTCTGACAATGTTGGCTTTATTGTTGGTGATGATATATTAAGCGGAAGCAGTGTTTACGGTTTGAAGGGCAGCAATCCTTTTTCCAATACTAATGGTAATAATGGTAGAACTACCTTTCTTGCTACGATATGCAAAAATAAAGACACAGATGGATATATTTCGCCACACAAAGATTATTTCGGTCAGTTAAACATAGAAAATAGTCAAAATAGCAAAGTAGCAGTTATTACTGATGTTATAATGATGTCTAGTGGCTCATCGCTATATTTACAAAAAGACGAAGTAGAAAATATTAACATCATTAGTAAAAAGAAAGACTTGGCAACAAAAAATAACAATGAATCAGTTTTTGTAGGAAATACTGAAACTAGCCAGTCAAACCCAATGCTTTACATACAAGGGATAAAAAATAGTTCAAAAAACGTAATGGATTATTATATTGACGAAAACTTAAAAAATAATTTTGAATTAAATGCTATTAATTCTGACATTGATCAGATTTTATACAGAGGACACTATTCTTACGCCAAATATAGAAATATTAAACATTTTGATAAACCTTTAGAAACAGAAACTTCGAAACATCTAGTATTAACAGGTTCAGGTGGTTGGAATAGTGGTACTGTTAATTATGAAAACTTTAAATCTCCGTTTAAAAAAGCAAGAACTCCTTGGGTAGTATCTCAACCTGTAAACAGACAAGATACGTCTGATTTCAACAAAAAAGAAATTTATAAAAAATGCAAAAAGCTGTTCAGGTTTTTTACATGTGATGATGGGCAAGCTGGAAATTCTTTTAGATTTAAGGTTATACCAAGAAGATTAGGTAGAGAATATTCACAGTCTGCATTTGAAAAATACTCATTATTTGACATTGAGTTGTATGAATTAAGAAATAACGAGTTCATATTACTTGAAAATTTTCAAAATTTAACTTTAAACCCACAAGATGAAAATTATATTTGTAAAATAATTGGGACTGAAAGAGATTTTTATAATTTTACAACTAAAAAAGTTGAAAATGCAGGCTTTTATAGAAAAACAAATAATTATGTTTATGTTGAAGTTCATAAAGACGTTGAAGATCAAACAAATAGAACTAATTTAATTCCTTGCGGATTTATGCCTTATCCTAGATTAAATATTGATGAAAGTAAAGTTTCATTCTTAACAGAAAAATCTTCAGCACAAAGCATTGAGAATTTAAAGATTATACAAAATCCAATCAAATATGTAGGAAACTTTCTTTTCAATGCTAATAATGCTGATAAGGTGTTATTTAAAAAACAATATTGGGGAATATTATTTGATAATGTTATAACAAAAGAGTTTACTGATATTTTAATCAATGGACAAAGTAAAAAACTAATGTTTGATTGCCATTCAGATTCTTTGCTGGATAATAGCAACTACTTTTCAGATTATAGCAAATATTTCAAGAATGATTATTTAGATTCAACAAAAAATATCTGGATAGAAGATTTAGAAGATAACAATATTGATACATTTAATTCATTTTTTCACTTAGAAAAGATTCTTTATACGTTTAATGAAGAAAACACTAAAGATAAATGGAATTTTGCATTTTACCAGCGTGATGGAAAAGAAGTTAATCAAATTGATCCTGCTTTAATAGACAACACAATGTATAAGTACGTTAATATTGACGAATTATTACAATCAGATACATTATCTGACTCACGAAATTCTAAGTTTTTACATTTTGATTTTATGACTTTTGGAGGTTTTGATGGTCTTAACTTGCTGGATGACTATAAAAGAGAGCAACATAATTTTTCAATATTAAGAGAGCAAGATGGTGAGATAGCAGGCAAAACAATCGGTCAAACTTATGACTCTTATAAAACAGCAATTGATATTATTGTTAATGATGAAAACTTTAGAAATGATATTTTGTGTCTTCCAGGTATATCACACACATCTATTTTAAAACATTTATCTGATATTTCGAGAGAAAATGACTTTTCTGTTATTTTAGATTTTCCCGAGTATGGATTTAATGATAATGTGACTAATGAAAATTATTCGTCTTTTGATGGTATTATAAAAGAACCTTATTTCTATAAAAACATAGGTAAACGTCCATATGAGTATAGTGATGAAGATAAAAAAATAAGTGTTTTTATTACACAAGGAACTGATACTACTATCACCAAATTTAAAGAAATTAATCTATCATCAGAGTTTGCTATTGCAAGTGCTAATACAATTATAGCAACAGTAGAAAATAATCAAAGAGTTCAAATCCCTCCAAGCATTTTAACTATAAATACAATTGCTTCTAAAAGTATAAATCAAACCTTAGACGGTAGTGATATAGATGTTCCTAGTTTTATAACATATAATAGTATTTTAAATAGAAACTTTATTTACAACAACAATAGATTTGACAACTTATTGACTAGCAATAAAGAAGCTGATAACTGTCTAAATCCTGTTGGTTTAATGACAGCTGGGAATGTAATTAAACTTTTATCTAGTAACACACTTAATAAAAATAATAAAAGCATAATGAAGTTATCTAGTAATGTTAGAATAAAACAAACAATCATGCGAGAAATTAAGAATCTTTTAACGGTTGAACCTATATTTCAAGGAAGCAGCGTCTTGTTTTCAAATAATAGTCTGTCAAGTTCATTATTAAACTTGAAAGCTGTAGTTGATATTAGACTCAAAGAATTGCTTGACAGCTATATAGAGCTAGGTTTTATAAAAAATTACTCAGTTTATATAGATATTGCTAATCTAGATAAAAATACTGAAAGTAATTACTTAAACAACATACTACAAGGAACTATTAGTCTTTCATTATTTGATCCTGGACCTGATAATATAATTCAATTAGACATAAATAATCTAATTAATAATATTAATAAATTTACAAACAGCAATGATATTAATATAATAAATACTACTATATAGTTTTGGAGTATATTATAATATGAACAATTTAGATGAGCCGGTGAATCCAGAAAGCATTACAGCAGCTAGTCCGATTAAAAAATCAAATGTAATGCTTGATGACTTTGGTATTGAGATTCCAGTTGAGTCAGTCCCTCTGCCTTCAAGAGGTGTTATATATAAGACTGAAGGTGCTTTGTTTGGTCAAGAGACGCTAGATATTAAACCTATGACTGCAAAAGAAGAAGATATACTAACTTCTAGAGCTTATATTAAAAATGGAACTGTTATTAGTAAGTTAATTCAAAGCTGTCTTGTAGACAAGAGTATTAATCCAGATGATCTAATTTCAGGCGACAGAAACGCTTTGTTGATTGCACTCAGAATTACAGGCTATGGAGCAGATTACGAGCTAGAGCTATCTTGCCCAGAATGTGGAAAAACAAATAAAGCTACATTTGACCTATCATCATTATCTATCAAGAGATTGGGTGTCGAGCCTGTAGAAGTAGGTGTTAATGAATTTGAAGTTGTTTTGCCTGTTACCAAAAAGTCTGTAAAGGTTAAATTCTTAACAGGAAATGACGAGAGAGAAATGATGATTATTTCTGACAGAAAAAAGAAAAGTGGTTTGAATACAGAAAGCATGGTCACAGATCGTCTAAATCGTTCAATTCTTGCAGTTGGTGACATTACAGATAAAAATAAAATTTCTATGTTTGTAAAGAACATGCCAGTTCGAGATTCTCTTGCACTAAGAAGGTTTTTAGATAATCATGAGCCAGGCGTTGACATGAGATCTCATATGACTTGTACACATTGTCACGAAGAAAGTGAGGTTGATCTACCAATTGGTGCTTCGTTTTTTTGGCCTGACGCCTGAAAATAAAACAATTATTCTCGAACAGCTTTATGTACTAATACAACATGCAAACTTTACTTATTTAGATGCTTATAAGTTACCTGTTTGGAAAAGATTGTGGTTTATATACAAACTCAAAGAAGAAAAGGAAAAAGAACAACAGTTAATAAATAACAATACACAGTCAAATTCTTCTAATAGTAATAACAATAATAACATATTTAGAAAAGGTTTTTAGTTTTTTTAAATTTCAGGAGAATTAAATGGCAAGTGATACAGAAAAAATAATCGGCGCAATGGATGCCTTGTCAAAAAAACTTAACAGTATCGCTCAAATGACTAAAACATTTGATGACTTTGATACAAGCAACTTAATCAATGTCATTACTGAATTCAATGATGTGCAAAACATGAACACAGCAGCTCTGCAAGCTTTAACTGAAGCTGAAACCCGAAATTTAGATTATAATAAAAAGCAGCAAGAAGGCAAGGACAAGCAAGAATCAGCACGACAAAAAGCTAATGATGAATTTCTCCAGCAATCAGCAAAGCAAATGAGATTAAATAGAGAAATAGAAAAAAGATTAGGTTTTGTTGGTAAAGGATTAACTGGCTTTGGCAGAGGCTTTAATCGCTTTGTAACTGGAATTGAAAAATTCGATAAATTATTAAGAAATTTTAGTTTAAAGAATTTTGGAAAAAACATGTTTAAGCAATTTGCAGGATTTGCTGGAAAAGGCATGTTAAAATTATTTGGAGGAAAATTTGGCAATATACCAATGTCAGGCAAAGGTATTATGCAAGGTGCTATGGGAGGTATTGCAAGGATATCAAGCGCTTTAAAAGGACTCTCAGAAAATCCTTACGTTTTAGTTCTTAAAAAAACAATAGGCTTTTTGGCAGAAAAATCATTTCAAGTATTTAAAATGGGAATTACTTATGGCACACAATTTGCCAGAGTCATGGTTGGGTTACCTTTACAAATCGTCGGTGCAGCTGCTAAAGAATTTGGACACAATTTTAGAAGAGACGTTGTTGTTACTATAGGCACTGCAGTTGAAAGTGTAAAAGACTTTATGGATGTGACTAGTGGTATGGGGGCTGCAATTGGTTCACTAGCAGAATCTGAAACAACGAGTCTTGACAAATTTGCAGATATTAGAGGGGACTTTGCACAATTATACGGCCAAGGAGCAGGCGGCAAAGCTGCATTTATTGCAGCAGTTTCTCAAGGAATTCAGGATATGGGTCAGTTAGCTGATGTTGCTGGTGCTGCAATATCAAAAAGTGCAGACAATGCTAATCATTTTGTCAAGGCTACAAGAAGTACCGGGATGGCTGCTGCTGATATAGAGTATATGACTGCTGAAGCTGTTAAAAATGGTGAAAGTTTGTTTGCAACCTTGGATAAAGTTATTGTTGCAGCTGATGCAACTTCTAATCAATTTGGTGTAGATAGAAAGAAACTTTCTAAAAACTTCCTTGAACTAAGAAAAGATATCACAAACTTTGGCCACTTATCAGATAAAGAGCTTATGAAGACTTCTGCCAGACTAACTCAAATGGGTTTGTCTATGAAAGAAGCTGCAGCAGTATTTAATAAAATGGACACATTTGAATCTGCAGCACAATCTGCTGCGATGCTTTCTCAGACATTTGGAATGAACCTAGATGCCTTGCAACTTTTAAAAGCAGAAAAACCTGAAGATATTATAGAACAATTTAGAGAATCGATGCTTGCAACAGGTAGATCTTTTGATGAATTAAATCGTCACGAAAAATCTTTAATGGCATCACACACAGGATTGTCAGAACAAGCTCTTAAGATGACAATGAACTATAGAACTTTAGGAATGTCATATTCAGATATTCAAAAGAAAATGAAAGAAGAGGATCCAACACAACAGCAAATAAAAAATCTTGAATTAATGAGTGGCTCTTTGAAGAAGATAAGAGCAACACTTCAAGGCGAAAATATGTTTACCAACTTTACAGATGGTGTTTTAGAAGTAATTAAATCTAGTTCAGATTTATCGCCTGTATTGTTAAGAGTTTCTGAAAGATTTGAGGACTTTTATCTTGAAGGTTTGAAAGTTTCACCAGAATCTAAGAAAGCTATTGTAAATGCATTTTCTCCTATTCGTGATGTATTGGAAAAAATGGTTGGCGATGGAACAGAAGGCAATAAAGGTTTGCTTGATCCTCAAAAGTTTAAAGGTACATTTGTAAAGTTTACAACAAAGTTTGGTGGATTACTAAGTGAAGCATTTGATAAAAATTCAAACTTGCAAGATCTACAAGTAACAATTAGAGACGAACTGAAATCAACATTTGACTTTAAAAATCTAAACCAAGGTAATACTATAGTGGGACAATTATTTAAAACAAGCGGCGAACTTATTGGTCAAATGTTAAAAGGATTTGCAGCTTTCGGCCCAGGACTTATTGATACAGTTATGGATGCTTTTGATGGTCTCGTTGACTTTTTGTGGAATTATAAGAGTATGTCAAAGGATGATAATAGCATTTATGGTATGCTTAGAGACCTTTTTCAACTTGATAATAGCGATGCAAATGCGATAATGGAAACATTTACACACTTAATAGACAGAGTTTTAGATTCAAAAGGTCCATTTATGAAACTTTATTTTTGGTTGAATTCAAAGTTTTTAGGTCTGATGAAAGATACATTTTCTACAGTTTCTGAGGTTGCGAGCGATGCTTTATTTGGTTATGATTCTAGATTATATCAATTGTACAAATATACGCTCGGGCCTGTTTTAGACTTAATCGGACTTGGAACATCTTCTAATGATTCAATAATGGAAGCAGGAAAAGAAAAGTTTAAAGGGACATCAATTAGATCTTTAGATTTAAAAAAAATTGCAGGTGATAATGTTGACGAGCAACAAGCACAAGATCTAGGACAAATTGCAGCTGCGTTAGAGACTGAACTAAGAAATCAAAAATTTGATGTAGCAAAAACAGCTGAACTTAATAAAATCTTAGGTAAAATTAACAACGCTAAAGGTATGGTTTGGGATGATCTAGATAATGATGATTTTGTCAAGGGGATTGCAAAAGAAGTAGCTAATTATAGAGGTATTACTCTAGATATTGATAAAGCAAATGGTATTGTTCAGAATGCGCAAGGTAAGCTTTTAGGGCCGGGAGGTTTGGCAACATTAAAAGCAACACCTGACGGACTTCAAGTTACTCAGCTTGCTCCTGGTGATAATCTGGTGGCAGCGAAGTCAGGAGAAATAAGCTATGGAGGTGATGCAGCAACCGGATTCCAAAGATTAATGAGATCAAACTCGCAGCCTAGCGCAGGTCAGCCAGTAGCGCAAGGTTTTCCAAATAAAATAATAGTGCAAACAGTACTTAAAAACAATGAGGTCTTAGCTGAAGCTGTACTTGATGGTAATCTGTTTTTTAAAGCCACACAACAAAAGAATGGTCGATATACATTACCAGGCAACGTAGTAGTAGATGCATCAGGTAATTCTGTAGAACGTACAGGTCTATAAATGGATAATAATAAAATAAAACTAGAATCAATGAGTGATCTTAAAGACAGCGGTATAATAGAATCGTTTGCAGAAGTTTTTGCAAAAAAGTTTAATTTAAAAAAAGATGATGCCAGAAAACTAATTGAATCAAGACTTGACAGTCATATTAATAATGTAGTTTCTTTAATGGATCAAAACATAAACAAAGATTCAATAAAAAATAATATCTCGAATGCTGATTTAGATGAATATTTAAAAAATAAAGATGTTATAAAAGGTTAATTATGTCTTCTAGCAAATATATCTTAAATACAGATGGTACTATAACAAAAAAAACAGGTACTACATCAAAAGTAATTGAAGAGGTTGAAGATATAACAAGAGATATGATTTCAGGATTTAATGATCTAGAGTCAACCCGAACTATTGGTGGAGTTATTAAAGCATCACCACCTTTAATTCTACCTTTAGGCGGAGCAACAGACAAATTATTGCTCAGTAAGCTTGATACTGCTGTAAGTGTTGACAAGGAAGGCTTGTTAAAAAATGATTCTTTTGGTACATCTGAAGATATTACATATTACAGTCAATTTAATACTATTTTTCCTAAGCAAGGTAGCGAATCATCGACAAGCAAGATTTACGCTGAAGAACTGGAAATACTTGCTGGATTTGATCTTAATTCAATCGGCGTTTTTGACTTTACTAAACAATCAGCGGACTTTGTTAAATATACATTTATTTTAGACTATGTATTAGAATCAGCTGCATATATTGCTGTTGCTGAAACTATTACTAGAAGTTTAAAAGAAGACAACAACTTTATTGGTAAAAATGTATTTTACGACTATTTTTATGATGTATTAAACTATCCTAGCTTTAACATTAGTGGCAAATTTGAACCAATTGCATATTTTCTTATTGGATTAAATGAATTTGTAAATACAGATCCTAGGTTTGAAGACTTAATTAAACAAGATCTAGTTAAGAAAATGACAGGTCTTAACACCTCTGCTGATTTAGACATATCAGATCCAAATTTGTTTTCTTCTCAGTTTCTTGTAGTTTTATTGGACAATTTATTAAGCTTATCAAAGCTTGAACATAACAGGATTTTATTATTAATTCGAAAATTTCAACAAGAGTCGTTTTGGCATAAAAATATTTTATATAAAGCTAAAAAAGACTCAAGCGAAGAATTTGTTGATAAATTATTTGTAGAGTTTAGCCAGTATTATTTTAAATTTATTGTTGAACGAATGCATATTGGTAGAATGATATGGCGTAGAAAGTCAAATATTCAGCTTAAAAAAGATAGAACAATTTCCGGCAGAAATAGACTTTCTGAAGAAAGAAATTTAAATTCTACAGGCAATAATATAAAATTTAGTAGACCAGGTGAAAATTATGTATTATATAATTGGTCACCAAAAATTGCTAGACATTCAGGGAACAATACTTTTACTTTAGCATCTTTGCCAAATCTTTTAAAAACTAATTCTTATATTAAAAAAGAAGTGCTGCGAAAGAAAAAGTTACAACAAAACTTTGACGATTCAGACAAGAACGAACAAAGAAGATTATCCCCTAAGTTAGTCAAAGAAATAGAAGAGCATTTAGGCAATGAATATATGCCTTTTTATTTTCATGATCTTAGAACAAACGAAATATTAGCCTTTCACGCATTTATTGATACAATATCAGATAGCTTTAGTCCTAACTATAATCCATCTTCTGGATACGGAAGAATAGATGATGTTCAACACTATACTAAAACTACAAGAACAATAAACACCACATTTAGTCTTGTCTCATATAATCAAGATGATCACGATTTAATGTGGTATCAAATAAACAAAATAGTTATGATGGTGTATCCTCAGTGGTCAAAAGGAATAAAAAAGAACGACAAAGAAGTCTACCCGTTTACGCAAATGCCTACAGCTTCACCTTTGATAAGATTAAGAATCGGCGACGTGATAACATCTAATTATAGCAAAGAAAATTTAGCAAGATTGCACTCAGCTAAAAGACAAAAACAAAGAAAGTCTAAGAATAGATTTCAAACAAAAACTGTTGTTATAGATTCAAAAGTTTTAAGCTATCAAAAATATCATAAACATAAACTAGGTAAATCTTTTAGAGATAATCAATTTTCATTAAAGGATGCGCTAGCGTTGTTTAATCCTACATCCACCAACCTCTCCCAATTAGGTCTAAGTAGTAATATAAATACTTATCTTGATAATTTTTCTTTTGACGTTAAAAGAGGAGATGAAGTCATCATTCACGATCAGACTTCAGTTAACGGCAGAAATTATTTAATTGCATCTTTACGAAACTCAAATGCAGAAACTTTCTATATACCGGAAGACTTTGTTAGTGGACTGGACAATAAAACAAATTACAAAAACAACGCAGGCAAATCTATTGTTGATGCTAAAAGAAACGGCAAAATAAACAACCCATTTACAGCTGCTTACGAATCTTCTAGAGGTGAAGGATTAGCTGGATTTATAACAAATTTAGATATTAATTATAATGAATCAACGTGGCAAACAGAAATTAAAGGTTCACGCGCACCTATGATGGTTAAGATAACAATAAGCTTTGCACCGGTTCACGATATACCACCTGGATTAGATCATTTAGGCGAAATGAGAGCACCTATTTACAATGTAGGAAGTATTAATAGAAAGATGTTTAGAACTCCTTACGATGATTTAGAGCCAAATTTTACAGGCAAAAAGAAATCAAGCACAGCAACAGCAAACAATAATCCTGCGATTGATCTTAATGAAGTCTTTAATACTCCTGATCAAACTGATGCAGAATATAGTGAATGGTTTAAGAAAACATACGGTAATTAAAATGGCAATTTCAAGATTTGTAAGTATTAGAGGAAAAGAGCTAAATATATCTGGTATTTTATATAGAGCTGTATTGAACGGTGAAATAGATATTGATACAAAAATATCTGAAGAGGGTAAACGATTAGATCATTATGCATATGAATATTATGGTGACTCAGGAAATTGGTGGATAATTGCAGCAGCTAGT